ATGGCACTAGCCTATGACGTACATCACGTTAGCTTTCAAAAAAAACGACCCAAAGGCCGTCAGATGAAAACCAAAACTCCGCCCCCTGAAATACCAAGCGATCCCGAGCTCCGGTGGGAATGGATCAAATTCCAGTTGCGCGCTAAGGGTACGTCCTTGGCGAAGGTCGCCCGGAAGATGAACGTATCTATCTCGGCGGTTCTGAACGTTAAGCGCTTGCCTTATCCACGCATGGAAAGGGCTATCGCTAAAGCACTAGGGCTTGAGCCTAACGAACTCTGGCCTGATCGCTGGAATGCCAACGGCACACCGCAGCGGCAACGCCCGAAACGACCTGAGAGTTCGACAAACCCTGAGTCTAACGTTTTATGAGCAAGCACACACCCGATATGACCAGCCCCAAGCTTACCGGCTGGTACACCGCACAGGAGTTGAGCGGACTGCCCGGGCTTCCTGGGACTGTCCAGGGAGTTAACTATCGAGCCCGCCAAGAGGGCTGGTCTTGGCAACCTCGGAAAGCGCAGGGTGGTGGTCGCGAGTTCCTGTTTTCCTGCCTTCCATCAGAAACCCAAGCCGCATTACTAACCCGACTTTCAAGCGAAGGGAATCAGTTGACGGTTCAATCTGATGTCCAGGTCAGTATCAGCACTGCGGCGCTGAATGATAGGCAGCGGACAGTCATGAGTGCTCGTTTAGCGTTTTGCCGTGAGATCGAGCGCATGATGCAGCTCGTCTCTCAAAAGGCGGCAATCGATGCTCTAGTGAAGCATGCTCAGGCCGGAACCCTATCGCCCTACTTGCAAGATCGGGTGGAAATCGCGAATGACCGCAAGACGGCAGATAGGGGCTTATCTGAGCGGACTTTGAAGCGTTGGTTGGCAACCTGGCGGGCGGCTGATCGGAACGAAGCGTCGTTGGCGCCACTTCGTCAGAGAGCAAACCTAGGAATGCCGGAGTGGGCTCCTGCCTTTCTTCGCTGCTACCAGCGCCCGACTAAGCCGAGCGTTGCTGCAAGCTATGCGGAATTCTCGTCAAACTGGACTGGCGACCTGCCCAGTATTCATGCGGTGCAACGCTTCCTGAAAAAGCTTTCACCCGACGTGCTCAATCGGGGTCGTATGAGTCCCCAGGAGCTGAAGGCTCTACAGCCTTTCCGTCGACGTTCGACCAAGAATCTATTGCCTGGTGATGTTTATACAGCGGACGGTCACAAGTTTGATGCGGAAGTAATCAACCCGCTGACCGGAAAACCCTATCGGCCAGAGATCACCACGGTTCTGGATGTGGCAAGTCGGCGAGTAGTAGGGATATCCGTAGGTGAGGCCGAGTCGGCAATCGGGGTTCTGGATGCGCTACGTGGTGCGATCCAGGAATGCATGTTCTCGATTTTCTATGTCGATAACGGTTCGGGCTTCGCGAATGACACTGTTCGCGAGGTGGTGGATCGGCTTGGCGGCACCATGACGCATTCCTTGCCATATAACAGCCAAGCGCGTGGCCTATCCGAACGGGGGCATCAGACGATTTGGGTTCGTGCTGCGAAGAAGCTCACGTCTTATATCGGGGCTGATATGGATAAGCACGCTGGGACCAAAGTGCATCGCCTCGGCCGGAAAGAATTGAGAGAACTCGGAAAGTCTCGCGTGATTCCAGAGTTTGGTGTGTTTATGGCCGGCGTAGAGCATGAAATCGCCAACTACAACAGCACTCCACACCGGGGCCTAGACAAGATCCGCGACCCTGAAACAGGGAAGCTCAGAAACATGAGTCCTGATGAGGCGTGGCAGGCAGCCATCGAAGCGGGATGGGAGCCGATGATTGCTCCAGGGGCGCTAGTGGAGTCCCTGATACGGCCGCAAGTAACGCGAACAACGCGTCGTGGCGAGATTGCTTGGGGCGGCAACAACTATTTCATGGAAGATCTAACGGCCTTACATGGGCAGGAAATACGCGTTGCTTATGACGTTAGAGATGCTAGCCAGGTCTGGGCGTACACGTTAGAAGGCGAATTGATCGGTGCCGCTCAGCTCGACGGAAATAGCACGGATTATATGCCGCGCTCGATGGTTGAAATGGCGCGGGAAAAGCGGCAGCAAGGGCAATTCAGCAGGGCTGTAAACAAGCTGGAAACGCTGACAGGTCATCGAGTGGAAATGATCGCGCCCAGCATTGCGCAGTCTGCGAATTTGTCAACTGAGGCTCTGGAAGAGGCGCGAGAGTACGCGAAAGCGCTTGAATTGCAACAGCCCCAGTTTGTAGTACCAGGCGACGATGTTGCGAGGTATCGGCTGTGGGTTCGGCTGGATCAGCGCAAGAACGCTGGAGAAGGGCTCACCGCAGACGAAGCCAGGTGGCATGAGCGTTATCCAAACCACCCAGACTTCGTTGCGATGAAACAGGTATTTCAACAGCAAGCGGGCTAAGAACGGCCCGTTTTAGGAAGCAGTCGGCGTGCTGCAACACGCCAGACCAACAGGAGAAACACAGTGAGTGTAACCAAAATCGTTCCGTTGACAAATGTCGGTTTGCTGTCAGGTGCAATGAGCCGGGCTCAGGCACGCCCTGCTGGCCTGCCTGGTTTGGTGGCCATGTATGGCCCGAGTGGGTACGGCAAAAGCGCTGCCGCTGCTTTCGCAGCGAATCAGCATCGCTGCTATTACACAGAGTGCCGTGACACTTGGAGCAAAAAAGCCTTCCTCACGGCCATTCTGCGCGACATGAGTATTTTGCCCGAGCGCACTCTCTCAGACATGGTAGACCAAATTGCAGTTCAGCTGTCGACTTCGCGCCGTCCCCTGATTGTTGATGATGTGCAGTATCTCCTTGAGAAGGCCACGGCCAACGTATTGACCGACATCTACAACGCCAGTGAAGGGACTATTGTTCTGATCGGTGAAGAGCGTGTGCCTTCTTCATTGCAGCGCCTTGAACGCTTGCACAACCGTGTTCTGGAGTGGGTGCCCGCCCAGCCAGCCACTATCGAGGATGTGCGCCAGCTCGCAATTGAGAGCTATCCGGAACTTAAGTTCGGCGAGGATCTTCTGGAAGACCTTGTGCGTGTAACAAAAGGGTGTCTGCGCCGAATCGCAGTAAACCTATACAAGGTTCGGTCTGAGGCCGCTGCGATGATGCTAGATCACGTCGGTATGGCTGAATGGGGTAAGCGTTCCTGGTTCACCGGTGAAGCTCCAACCCGGAGGGCTTCCTAATGTCTAAGGTTTCGACTCTCATCGTCACTGGAAAAAAAGAGCCGCGTCAGAAAATGTGGGAAGCCATGCGCCTTCTACGCCCAGGCTTTACAGTGAATGATATTGTTCGGCGGACGGCTGGGCGTTCCGCCGATGTCAGCCGATACATCCAGGCGCTGACAAAGGCTGGTGTTGTCAAATTAGTGGAGACTCCCGAAGGTGCGACCACAAGCCGAGGTAAAGTCTTCGCGCTAATTCGGGACGAAGGCGCAGATCATCCGCGCTTGAACAAAAACGGCGAGCGTACTTTTGAGCATCTGGCCACTGAGAATATCTGGCGGACATTGCGCATCCTCGGCGGTCACTTGACTGTTCAAGATATAGCGAAGACTGCTTCGGCAGGTGGTGTATCCGTCTCAGTGGTAAAAACGCGGCAGTATCTCAACGCCCTCGCTGACGCCGGTTATGTGGAGAAGATCGAGAACGCACCTCAAAATTTTGAAACCTTCTGCTTGGTTGGCAGCAAATACTCCGGGCCGCGTCCACCTGAGATCCGGAAGTTGGATAACCTCCAGGTCTATGACCCCAATTTGAACAAGTTGGTATTTACCAAAACAATCGGTTCGTTTGGTGCTGATCGCAGCTTGGTAGAGCCTGGAGTCGCGCTGTTGCGAACTCGGGACTTGCTTAGTGAGTGGCTAGATCTGGCTCGAGGCGGAAAAACAGTCCAGCCGTCGACTGATCTTGTGCAGCGAACCCAGCTGGAACTTGCTTCCACTGGGGAGTCCGGAGGTCTGCAATGAAACGGGCGGTGAACTTATCGAACTGGGGAGCCGAGCCGCCGCTGTTCGTGCGGCTCCTGGCCAAAGAGGTAGCGGCCACTAGCCGTGCGCAAGCTGCGATCCGTATCAACATGAGTCGAACGGCGGTAAGTCTGGTGCTTGATAACAAGTATCCAAGCCCTACTACCGCAGGTGTTGAGCGCCGAGTGATGGATGTTCTTGGTCGTATTGAGTGCATTGCCATCGGCGACACGCTGACTGTTGAACAGTGCCAGGGGTTCTATCAGCGCCCAGCACCGACTCACAACCCGCAAGCAATGCAGCACTGGCGTGTGTGCCAGCAATGCCACTTCAACCCGAACTGCTCTGGAGGTCGAAATGTCTCTGTGCATTAAAGATAACCAGGTGGAAATCCGCGCCCCGGCTAAAGGGATGGTGCGGCTGTATTGCGAAGGTAAATGCGTTGGTTTCGCTGCGACCCTTGCACGGGCGGTGACGAAGGCTGGCGATCTGCGGGCTCTTTTTAAGCTTCGTGAAAGTTCGGGCGAAAAATTGGCAGTGGAGCAGATTACCAAAGCGACCGCTTATTCCGTAGTGGATGAATCCCCAGTGGTGGCGTCTAGCCCGCAGGTAACGGCATGGGTGATCGACGCATATTGCTGGAATGGGACCAAGTACGCCCCGGTCACAGTAGCGGCCAAGTTTGGTGAGGAAGGCATCAAAGCATTGTTGCTGGGGCTGGAGACATACCACCAGTACAAACCCGAGATCACCAAGCCTGACGAGCTGATGAACTGGCGCGACAAGCATCCACTCGGGGGCAAAGCAGTGCACGCGAAGTACTTCCGTGCTCGGGAAATCCCAATCCTTTCGGGGGTGCACTGATGCGCACACGTTGCCCTAACTGCGGCACCACGCTTTCGCTGGACGCGCTGATCGCACACGACGGCGCATCGCTATGGACGCAAGCATAAACCCCACCACAGGCGACTTGACTGGCCAGCGCATTACGACGCTGGCCAACGCCGTCTACCTCCGTTTGATGACTCCCCTTGGCAGCTACTGGGCCGATCCTGAGTTGGGCTCCCGTCTGCATGAGCTGAAACGAGAGAAGGACAAGGCCCGAGTCAGCACGCTAGCCATTCAGTACGCGCAACAAGCCCTGAAGGGGCTGATTGACGACGGCCGTGCAACTTCGGTGGATGTGACTGCTGAGCAACCTCACAACGGCTGGTTGAGGCTCCTGATCGAGGTCTATGCCCCGGCCGGCCGCCAGACTTTCGAGCACCTGGTGAGCGTGATCTGATGCCATACCAAGCCCCCCCATTTGATGCAATCCGTTCGCGGATGCTGCGTGACATTCGTTCCCAGTTGCCAGACGCTGACATCACCTCTGACAGCGATAACCATGTCCGGGCCAGCTCGGTGTCCGCCATAGCCGAGGGCATCCACCAGCAGGCCGCCTGGACGGCTCGCCAGATCTTCCCCGACAGCGCGGATTTCGAAGAACTCAAGCGGGATGCCGCTACCCGCGATGTTTATCCCAAGCTGGCCACCTCTTCTGGTAGCGGTTTAACCGTAACCGGCAAAGCGGGTGCTGAAGTTCTGGCGGGTTTGCAGGTCAGGCATACATCCACGGGTCGGTTGTTCAGCACTTCCTCGACAGTGATCATTCCCCACGCGGGGGAAATCAGCATTCCCGTAGCATCTGTAGAAGCGGGATCGGCCCTTAATGGCCTAGAGGGCGCCTGTACGTTCATCACTCCGCCGCTTGATGTCGACAGCGCTTGCGTGCTGGCCGAAACAGTTGGCGGCACCGATGACGAAAGCCCCGAGAGCCTTCTTGCTCGCCTCCTGGACGTTATGCGCAACCCACCAAGCGGGGGGAATATTGCCGACTAGGCGCCAAGATCTTTAGATCGATTACGCCGCCTAGGGCGCTGATCGCAGCAGTCAGTCGAATCAGGTAAAGCGTTTCCAGCGGAACGACTGGAGCGATAACTTGCCTGCAAGCGCCCTCCACGGGCTCCTGTAGAGTCTCCAGCGTGTAGCCAGGTGCTGGCTTGACCTTGGCGCTAATGTCCACCGCAACGATCTCGGGCGTAAACACCCAGATGTCGGCACCGGCCGGTGCCACACCTTCGATAAAGCTCTGGCATGCTGCAATAACCGCCGCAGACGACGGTCCGCCTGACGAAGTGATCACCACATCTACAGAGTTTCCGCCACGCCGTTTCGGGATGATCAGGGCCGTTGAAACACCGTTGACCGACAT